AAAGCTTGGAACATCCATTTGTCTTTATATGCCTGCATCATTAGAAGTTTCACATAAAGCAAACTATGGTGAAGCAGAAACAGGGTTTGTAGTTGCTGCATCGCTTGGTTCTGCAAAAGCATTGGGATCAAGTGGTTTTGATGCCCGTGGAACACTTAACGCTGTTGGTGATGGTGTAGAGGGTATGGCTAAGAGTGTGTTGGATAGTACTATTGCTCCTGGCACAACCGCTGCAACAGACATTATCTCAGGAACCATTAAAAATAACAGAACTGAAATGAAGTTTGAGGGTATTGATAGACGATCATTTTCTTTTACATTTAAAATGTTACCAAAGACAGCAGCTGAAGCTGCTGATGTTGAAGAAATTGTAACAATGTTTAGATATCACTCTATGCCAGAATTTGAAAAATCAGGGGGTATTGGTGTAGAAGGTCGAACAATGATTGTTCCATCAACATTTAATATTTCATATAAACCAGGCATTCATCTACATAGAATTGGTGAGTGCGCTTTAGAAGCTGTCAATGTAAAATTTGGTGGAGATCGCCCTCAGTTTTTTAAAGACCATCAACCAGTAGAAACAGAACTTACACTTCAATTTAAAGAACTTGACCTTATCACTAAAGAAAAAGTTAGAGAAGGGTACTAATTATGTCATACTTCAAAAGTTTTCCTAAAGTTGCAGTGGATTTTCATGGTGATGGAGATTTAGTTCTTCTCTCTGATATTACAAAAAGAGTTAGGTTCACTGACCTTGCGAAAAAAAATAATGTTGTATTTGATTACTATGATGTAAAAGATGGTGAAACCCCAGAGTATATTGCAAATGAATTTTATGGTGATCCTCTATTGCATTGGATTGTTTTACTAGCAAATAACATAACAGACAGGTATGAAGATTGGCCAATGTCAGTTGCACAATTTGAAGATTATGTTCATGGTAAATATTCTAACGTAAACGCAACACACCATTACGAGTTTAGTCAAACATCTGGTGATACCACAAAAGTTATTGAAATACCAAACGATGCCGCAAACACAATTCCAGTAGGTGCTGTTACTATAACAAATTATGAATATGAAGAATTATTGCAAGAACAAAAAAGAAAAATCAGATTAGTAAAACCAGAATTTGTTGGACAAATCAAACAGGAATTAAAATCTAGATTGCGTGGTAATTAATAATGTCTGAAATTCAATATGCCGGTGAGTATATTATTGAAGAATGCAAACTGTGTACGGTTGGTGGTTTAGAATTAAATTTAATCGACCTTGTTGCGTCAATTGATATATACGAAGATATATTTCAAAACTCTATTTCTGGTGATATATCATTTGTAGACACAAATGATATTTTGGGTAATGCTCGTATTTGTGGACAAGAAAAACTCAAACTAAAACTTGCAACACCAAATGCTGATGACACTGATGATAGAACTAGAATTATCAACTTCAGTGACCAACCCCTTTACATTTATAAGATAAACAGTAAAATTGGTATCAATGATAACACTGATGCATTCAGTCTATCATTTACTACAGCTGAACTTGTAAGAAACAATTCTATCAGAGTTGTAAAGTCATACAAAGGTGAACCAGCAAAAGACATTATTCTAAACATGTTGCGTGACGATGAACTATTAAATTCTAAAAAAGAATTTTATTATGAAGAGACAACTAATAACTTCAAACTAATCGCACCAAACATTAGACCATTTCAATTTATCAACTCAATCGCTAGACGTTGTACTTCTAAAGAGTATGACTATGCACCTACATTTCTATTCTATGAAACTGTAAAGGGATATTTCTTTAGAACGATTGATAGTATGATGGATAGGAAAAATCCCAGATTTATTTTTAGAGAACTTACACCAAACGAAGATGTTGTGAGAAACAGGCCTGACTTGTTGTTACAGAATATTTTAGACTATGATGTTGTTTCAACAACAAACACCCTAGCAAGTAGACGTTCTGGTATGTACGGTTCAAAACTATTTCTTCTGGATGTTTTCAATAAAGATTATAAAGAATTTGAATATGACTATCTAAAAGATTTCGACAAAGATGTTCATGTAGACAAATTTAATAGATACGGTTCAGAAAAAGGGCCTGCTGCATCAGAACTAATTGATGATTATAATAAAAAGATTTCTGAGTATCCAGATTCAGTTTTGTATTTGCAAATGATTGATAGAGATACGCCCGGCGGATTGTTAAATCCCGCCTATACAGATGCTCACGATTACATGGGAACAGACAAATGGTTGCAGAGAAGAAAGTCTCGTTTTTCTTCTTTGAACTCTGCTGTTTCTTTAAGACTTAAAGTGCCTGGCAATACTGCATTACAAGCCGGTGATTTGATTGGTGTTATCATTAAAGACAAAATCAACGGTGAAAATGATCTACAATTGACAGGTAAATATCTTGTATCTAAACTTCATCACTCTTTCACAAGGGGGCAGGGGTTGCATAAACATGAAATTCTTATGGATTGTGTAAGAGATACAGTACAAACCAGATATCCGATACAGGGTGTACTATGTACAGATGGAGGCAGTTCAGTGGATGAAATTATCCCAACTGGCGAATCAGACCCTGGCGAGGTATTATTCTAAAGGAGGGCCATAAAAAACAACTCATTTGTTATGATTTAACCATTTAACTTAACGAGGTACGACATGACTTCCAAACTCAAAAACAGACTTCAAAAAATGACTTTTCAAAAACAGATTACAAGAAGAGTAGAGGTTGTAAAAGATGAGGAGACTAAATACTATGAGAAAATGTATAAAGAACGAACTATGGAGTTGTTAGGATTTAAGGATGAAAACATTTACGGAACTGCAAGAGGGGGTTTATGACCCCAATATATTTAAAGCAATTTTTCTAGCAGGCGGGCCCGGCTCTGGTAAGTCTTACGTTGTTCGTAAAACAACTGGTGGACTAGGTATGAAAATTGTCAACAGCGATGATATCTATGAGAAGATGTTGAAAGACGCTGGACTAGAACCTACACCAGAAGATATTTTTTCAGATGAAGGTCAAGCAATTAGAGTTCGTGCGAAATCAACAACTAAAGTCATGCAAGGTAATTTCTTGCAAGGTAGACTTGGACTTATCATTGATGGTACTGGTAAAGACTATGATAAGATTGCAAAACAAGTCGCAGGCCTCAAGAATCTTGGATATGAATGTTACATGATTTTTGTGAACACATCACTGGAAACTGCACAAGAACGTAATAGAATGCGTTCTCGCACACTTCCAGAAGATCAAGTTACACAAATGTGGAACGGCGTTCAACAGAATATCGGTAAGTTTCAAAGACTTTTTGGTACATCAAGTATGATTATTGTAGATAATAATGATGCTGGTGAAGATGTGTTTAATAAGGTGTGGAAGCGAATCGCAATGCTGGTTAGGAAAAAAGTAACGAATCACATTGCAAAAAACTGGATTTCGCAAGAGCTCGCTAAGAAAAAACGGTAAATTTTTCAAAAAAAATTATAAACCCCTGTTTTTACAGGGGTTTTTTTTGTCTTTTTTTCTGAAAATCGCTTGACTTATGTTGTAAAAACAAGTAAGATCAATATGTAAGTTGAGAGAAAGAGGTTTGTTATGACACAGTTCGTTAAAGAAGAATTCACTTGGGATGGTATGTATCTCATGTATAAAGGCGCCTTTGAGGGTGCGAAAATGATGATGGATGTATATCCAGATGCCCATCCTAGTTGGGAAGGCAAACTCCGCCCACAATTCATTGCTCGGTTTAAGTATCGTAAACCCTACAAGACTTGGATTAACTTCCTAGTAAAGAATGCGACTGTTGAGGAATATGTTGTCCTTGCAGAAAAGACTAGTCCACTGGACGCAATGCGAACACTTGGTTATGAAGGAGCTTAATATGGATTACATTACACAATTGCAAAAAGAGTATGTGTTCTTCACTGATATGTTGAAGTCTTTAGAACGCAAGAAAAAGAAAACCCCAGGCAATGGTTTTGCAAAAATGAAATGCAAAGAACGTATTGCAGATTTGGAAAAGATTTTCGATGAGATTGACTACGCAGTACAGGTGACATATGATTAATTTTGTAGGAACTCAAGACGCATATGATGCTTACAAGGCTGCCCTTGCTACTAACAAGATGGGTAACGACCTTGCAAACAAGTATGCAAACTATGTTGCAAAGAAATTGAAACAACAGAAAACTGGACGCCTTCAGAACTCTTATGTAGATAGTGGACGCAACAAAGTCTACAAGTCTGAGTGGGCGACAGAACGCAAGTTTCCAGAATGCAAACAGTCTATGACTGAAAAAGAGATTACCAAGTTCTACAATCGTGTAGTCAAGTCTAAGACATACCAAACACTTGCTGCAGAAGGGAAAGGACAATCTAGCCCTGCTCTGCGAATTATGAAAACGGTAAACTACAATGCTCGTATCGCTGGACAGGCATCATATCGTGGGGTTGCACTACAACCTTCATGTGGAATGAACAAGTGGGTTGTGTTACATGAACTTGCACACACTGCTGGACATATGCACCACGACTTACCATTTCGTAAGACACTGGTAAAACTGATTTCACGGTTCTTAGGAACTGAGGTTGCAAAGGAACTGAAACGGCAGTTTCGGGAACACAAAGTAAAGATGAGTGTTTCGCAAACAATTAAGTCGCCACTAAAGTGGTTAGAAGATTACAATAAGATGGCCGCCATGCGGCAGAAAGTGAAAGGTAAATAATATGACATTATATTTGGATATGGATGGAGTGATTGCTGACTTCTTTAATGGGTTCGCCCGAAAGTTCGGTAAAGATCATTGGAAGATGATACAGGATAAAGAGAAGGCAATCGCAAAGTTGCGTGGAACTGACTTCTTCAATACCCTAGATGTATTCCCTACATCACAAAAACTGATAGACTTTGCTCGTTCTACAGGTGATTGGGGAATCTGCTCTTCACCACTAACTGGTGATCGAGATAACTCTGCCTACTGGAAACGAGTATGGTTGACTGATAAGGGTTGGTTGCCCTCTATCGACAAACTGATTTTCACTGGTATGAAAGAGAAGTATGCAACTGACAAGTTGGATGGAACACCTAATATTCTGGTGGATGACAAACCATCAAACATCGACAGATGGATAAGTAAAGGTGGAATTGGTATTCTGTACCAAGCTAACGAATGTAGTTTTGACTACGTTACAGGAGAAATCCAGAATGCTCTACGCAAAATATAGAGACTTTGAACCAAAGGAAGAGTATCGTGGCCACACACTAGGACTTATGATACATGACGATGGTGATGTAATAAAGTGGGATTGGACTGTTTACAAATTCTTTGGAGTTGAAAAGTCCAGTCCCAATGAGATGTATGAACAGATTACTACTTTAGACATATCGCCATATGAACGTGATATGTCTACCATTAGAGATAAGTTTATGCAGTTTGTTGACATGAATAATGCAGAATATTATTGGCATGAAGGCCCACTTTTTTCATAAAAAACACTTGACTTGTTATCAAAACAATGGTATATTATAAGGGTAAGTGAGAGGAGTGATTCGCTATGTTTAATAATGTTGGACATCCAATTGAGGGGTTTGCGATTCTGGAATGCCATCCAGATCAAGAACCTATTATCGTTGCAACCCATCAGTGTTTGGGTAATGCAGAAGAACACAAGATGGTTCTGAATGAGATGGCTGAGGGAACTGACTTTACCTTTGTTGTCAAAGAGACTTTTGGTTGTATGATTGAGACTGTGTAAGGAGAGAGAAATGAAGAATATTATTGGAATGGTTATGATGATTGCTGGTGTAATGATGATGGCTGGTAGTGCTGGTGATTGTGATGGTAAATGTATAGAATATGCAAACACTATGGGCGAGATAGCAATTAATTTGATTTTGGGATTGACAATCGCTGCGATTGGTGGTATTATAGTTTATAATGAAAATAAAATATAGGAGAGATGTGTGAGGAAATATATCAAGATTGGAACTTTGGTAGAGAACGAAAGAAGTTTTGAGCCTGCAAAAGTAATAGGTATTGAACTCTGTGAATCAGAGGGTATGAAAGAAGGCATTCCAATGGACAAAGTGTTTGTTGATGACAAGAACAGATGTATATTTGATCTTGACAATGGACACTGGCAGTATGGATACCAAGTGGAAGTTGCTAATGCATGATAAGGAACTACAACTACTAGGACGGCGAATAGATGCTGTCGCCGCTGTCCTAGAACACCCCAGACTATCAGATTGGGCAAAAAGCTATTGGACAAATGTTTTGGGTGATCTAGTTCGTAAACACAAGAGGAAAATGCATTGACACTAACAGAACTTGCAGAACAGTATGGTGAGTCTATCGACAATCTGCCGATGGACATTTTGATGGAGGCAATATACAATGAGCGGAATGCACCTACTACCAGTGTATTACACGAACACAAATCTGAGGACTCGCAAGAAGAAACGTAAGGTATCTGCAAAGATGCAGGCTGCACAAGCAGAACATGAGAAGTTTCTGAAGAGAATGGGATATGTGCCAAAGGGAGAACGAAAAGAGCTAACATCTCCAATATATGAGTTTCCAGATTATTCTTCTGATCGTCCTAGTCTGCCTACTAGTGACGTTATTGATGGAGTTTGTAACACAAAGAAAGTTCCAACATATACAGGTAATGCTGTTATCGGACAAGCATATAACAAGGGTGGACTACAAGTTCTGTCAACTCAAGAAGTAAAAGATCCAATGACAGGGAAACGAAGGTAAATGAATTTTAAAAAGTTACAGTCAGAAATGAATGTTCTGCCGATGATGAAAGAAATCGCAGACAATTTCGATGATTTCTATCTAGACACATATAGACAGGATCAAATTTACTGTCAATCTGAAACAATGTCTATCAACCTTATTAAAGGTGTTGTTGATGATGAACATACACATTTTGACGATTCTAATACAGTAAAAAAAACTGACCAATATCACAATTATGATAGTTGCAGAGCATTTTTGAACTGGTTTGAAAAAACATATAATGAACAGATTTACAGGGTTGCAATTGTGCATCTTGGCTCAGACAAACAAGTTTATCCTCACATAGACGGTGGTAAGTACTATGAGGATAAAAATCGGTATCACATGGTATTAAGTGGATATTATGACTTCACAGTAAATGAAGAGACACAGAGATTTAATGCTGGTGAGTTATGGTGGTTCGATAATAAAGCGATGCACCACGTTAAGAATGCAACTCCTATTCCAAGGATTTGTATGATATTTGATGCGAAAGGAAATGATAATGGCGTTTGAATGGAATCGAATTCACAAGTGGGAAGATAATATTGAATCTCAAGTAACAGATTCGGTGTTTGAATTCGTATGTGAGTTCTATGGTGTAGATGAAGTCACTGAGTTGACTGAAGAACAGGTTGCAGAAGTCGAACATTTTCGACATGAACAACTGAATGAATATTCCCCTATGCAATGGGGGTTCTCTAATCTTGTTAATCAGTGGGAGTCAGAAAATGGCTAATCATGTAACAAGATGCATGATTATAAAACCAGTGGACTATAGAGTAGCAACACTGTTTGTACAGGAGCGGCACTATAGTCCAGTGATGCCTAAACTAACCAAACACTATCTAGGCGCCTATCAAGATGAAGAACTTGTTGGAATTCTTACGTTGGGTTGGGGAACTAATCCTATGGGAACTATCAAAAAGATGTTTCCAAATCTTACCACGCAAGACTATTTTGAAATAGGTAAAATGTGCATGGATGAGGCGATGCCTCGCAACTCTGAGTCACAGATGCAAAGTCTTGTGACACAGTGGATGAAAAGACATACCCCAAACGTCAAATATCTGTACACATGGGCAGATGGTATTGTTGGTAAGCCAGGGTATGTGTATCAAGCAGCAAACTTTTTGTATGGCGGTTTTATATGGAGTGATGTATATGTAACTGATGAGGGTGAGAAGGTACACTTTCGGACTATACAACGCAAAATGAAAAAGGTGATGAACCGTATGGACACCAAGTATGGCCCACGACCTAGTGACAGTCATATGGGTGAGTT